TTCCCACCCTTCACCCAATTCCCACCCTTCACCCAATTCTCATCCTTCACCCAATTCCCACCCTTCACCCAATTCTCATCCTTCACCCAATTCCGCTCAACACGCAAAACATTCGATGGGTGGAAAATGTAAAAATAATACACGAAGACGTTCAAATAAGTAAAACGAAATATCGCCGATCATATATCTTAATGTTCTCAAATCCGCTATTTTATTTTACATTTAACATAATATTATCCTTGGCGATCATTGTTTTGGCCCATTATTGTTGGAACTATTTAAAAGAAACCTACTCCACTAAAAAGACAAGAAATTTAGTCAATAGTCAGATCGAGAAGTATAAAAAAATGGTGGAGGAGATCCAACAAGGAGGTTCTCAAAACAAGGACCTTTTTTCGGAAGAAGAAAAAGAGAACATGAATAATGACCTGTTATCCTTTGCCAATTCCCTGACTAATGAAAACTTATAAATCAAAAAGACATAAACACATTTTGATATTTATCCTATAGACATGGAGCTAACACATGCACAAACCGAAGAAATAATGAAGCGCTTCCCTTCTTTCGAACTTTCCTATGAAACAATATCCCATAAGAAAGTTTCCCCAGCATATAATAGTTGTTTTGCCATCCCACAGGGCCGGAAATGCTATGCGTGGTTTACGTATCTAGGTGATAAAGACGTATGTTTTATATTGGAATTGAACCGTGAAAAGAAAATAAATAAGGCCATCCGCTACGAAGTTGATTTTGATATGAAATTGGCCTACGGAACTGTGGTTTATGGAACACTCGTGGACGACGAAAATGAGAAGTCGCGATTTTTTGCCGCAGAAGACATCTTTTATTTCAAAGGAATATGTTTGAAACAGTGTAAATTGGCAGAGAAATTGGATCTCATGATTGAAGTTATCAAGTCGTCGACGTCGTCGTTTACTGCAACGAATAAGATCGTATTTTCTCTACCCGTGTTTTGGGACTTTCATAAAACCGAAGACTTTGAATTGACACCAAACATCCCAGATAGTGTGAACGAAACCATTCCCTATACCATTCATCATCTACAGTATCGTTCGCTTTATGAAACGAACCCCTATATGAATGTCTATCTAAATCGTAAGTTGAATTTGAATACACCAATGATGAGCAAAGAAACGAAAAAGGAGAAAAATCCGTGCTACGAAATGCCCGAATTCACATGGGATACTATGAAGCCTCAATACCGTTACCCCACTGTGTTCCAGGTCACCGCGGATCTACAATTTGATATTTATCATTTGCATGCTTATGGACTGAACAATAAACCGACCTATTATGGAGTTGCTTATGTCCCCACATATAAATCGAGCGTTTTCATGAATGGGTTGTTCCGTAATATTGCCGAAAATAAGAACCTGGATTATATTGAAGAAAGTGAGGACGAGGAGGACTTCCAAAATGTGAGCGAGGATAAGTATGTGGATCTCGAAAAGACACTATTGATGGAGTGTACGTTCCACCCGAAATTCAAGAAATGGATACCACAGCGCGTTGTGGATAAATCGAACAAAATGGTTCATGTTACTCGATTGGCAAGGGATACGTCTCTACAACAAACGTCGAATTATCGACCGAAAGAGAGGCAACAATACCAATCTCGTCCTCGTCCAAACTACCGACCCAATGGTAAACACTAAAATAATTTATGAGTATACTGTATAATGTCAACACTAGGATTTAGCGGAATTAATGATACCATAAAAGTTTTACCCAATATTCTTCCTCCAAACACAGAAGGAGGCATGAATGTGGCTTTGACTAGTGATGTAAATAATGGCGGCATGAAAGGCGGCGATCCGTCCCCCGATGATCCTATCGAAGAAGTCGGCGACGAAATCCATGTAAATATAGAAAATCTACGTACGTTAGAAAGACAGGGTATACCGATCGCCGGTAACCCGGTATTTGATGCCAATCCGGTCTGCATATTTAACTATTCTGATTTTCATATCGATCGCGAAGGCAATTTTTATATTAATTATAATACTGGTCGTAAAAATTATGGAAGAATAGACGAAGATAATAATTTTGTCGCGAGCGAAGATGTGGAGGTTAAATTGGGCCCACAAGGGCTTGGATTATGGGACGCCAAACCCAATGGTGGACATTTAAACTATGGCGTTCGTTCGGTATCCGTCAAACCGGGGAATATTATCAAAATTCCCAGAACTAATGAAGGAGTATTCAAAACACCCGGGTTACCTCTCGAAAAATATAGAGGTTCAAATTTGTCACCGATATTTTTCGATAGAGATCATCCTTATACTTTGGATCAAGTGAGGGAATACATGACCTACGCAAACAGAAGCGACTTTAGCATCGGGAATAACCATTCATTGAAGAAGACATTGAACGCAGGAATGTATATCATATATCATAAAAAATCGAATAAAATGTATAGCCAATATGAGTTTGTGAAGGCGGTGTTCACGGATCCCAAAAAGAAGACACATGGATATTTGGTATTCAAGAAGAGCGAACCCATGCGAAAGCGTGATTTGAAAACGCTAGCGCCATTGGTGGAAGATTTAAAGCTTCGTCCCAACGACAATCCGGCGTCGATTATTGGGCAAGATTATCGTGTCGCCAAACACACATTTGAGGCAGCCACTGGACAAGTATTCACCGAGGGTAATAAATATGATCAAGTTGTTCATGAAATAAAAAAGAAAACGCGCCGTGCTTCTCCCAAGGGTGGTCGCACGAAGAAGCGTCGCGCCAAGAAACATTAACCAAACCCCAAAAGGAGGGGGTCGCAGGGGGAACCAAGGTTCCCCTGCCCTACTCGTCGAACATTCCGTCTACATTTATGAGGCAACTGCCGATAAATGCAGACTTTCTCGATGGTTCCTCCGCTTCGTCAGCGACGGCGGCGCCATCACCATTTTTCTTCGGATCAAATACGTGTTTCCAAGTCGGATCTGTATCCCAATCCACCATCATATTGGTATATTTTTTACTATCGGTTTGTAGAATACGATAATTGCACTTTTTATAAAACCGACGACGCTGGATCCACTGATTTTGAAATACGTCATGTTTATCTACGATATCTACCACAATGGGTTTCTCGTGCTTGACGCGCAAAATACGACCAATCGACTGTGTAATATCAGTTTTGGGTGTTACCATTACGAGTGTAGACAAGGTTTTAATATCCAGCGCCTCCGCTGCCATCGCATAAGTTGCCAACACGATCGATTTCGTCTCCGTCTCCTGTAAATTCGCTTGCTTCATTCCTCCCACATAAAATCCCACGGTGGCGATATTACGATATTCAATTGCTTTATGCAAATAGACCAACAACGATCGGTTATGGCATAAAATCATGATCTGACTATCGGGTTCTTCTTGTACCAAGTCTTTGATAACGCGTACGATAAAATCGCTCCTGGGGCCAAACTCACATAACTTCGCTATCATGGTACTATATTTGGCATTCCCGCGGAAATCTGTTTCCACCTCATTGAACTGTGGGTCCTCACTAATATATTCGATCGCGCGGACATTCACCACATCATCGTCCTCACGTTTCTCCTCGTAAATTTTATCACCAATGAACATGTATAACACACGGGTCAATTTATCTTTACGATCCACCGTCGCCGAAATACCCAACATATAGGGTGTGATCGTTTTGAACAAGGTTTTCGAGAACTGTTCACTACCAATACGATGAACTTCATCGATAATGGTGAGACCGAAACATGAAAAGGTTTCCGCTGGGTATTCTTTATCATAGAGTGTTTGAACCATACCAATCACAATATCGCAACCCTTCACATCGAAAGTCTGCGCTTGTATCTTTCCCACGGTTGCTCCGGGTAGAAACTCAGCAATACGTTCAATCCATTGGTTCATCAAGAATTCCTTATGTACGATGATCAGGGTTTTCTTTTTAAGGATCGATATAATTTTTAGGGCCATTACGGTCTTACCTCGCCCACAAGGCACTTCCAAAATGCCGCCACCGCCGGGTTCCTCTGCGTCATCGCAGATCGGAGCTGCGACATGCTTGATGTAGACATCCACGATTTTATCTTGGTAATCGCGAAGGGTTTTGGGAAACGTAACATTAATATCGTCGCCCTGTTGGATTTCCGATTTTGAGGGCATTCCATAACGTTGAATTCCGTAGAAACGAGGGATATACATTTTATTGGTATTCTCGCGGAACACGGGAAATTCCGTGGCGTCGTCTTTGGCGCCGCCATAACTAGGTCCAAACACAGCGGGTTTAACAAATAGGTCCTTTCTGAGAAATTCTTCGTCTTCTTTCGAGAGAAGAGCCTTTGGGATGGTATACCCTTTTTTTCCTAGATAAGATTGATCGCAAATCGTCGATTTATACACAGGATCGAGAACCAGGATGTCATCGGGCTTCTTGACGCCTTTTTTCTGAAATCCGGGTCTCTTTGTGACCGCGGGTTTACCATTACGCATATAATTCATTATAATAGAATATGAAATAAATCCTTTAGCATGTTTCAAATCAATTTTATAAGTGGGATCTACTTCATGAATAATTTATATATTTATATGTTATATATGAAACTCTCCAATCCATTCAAAAATTTTACACCGCAAGAATTTGTGGCATTAGGCGTTTTGATTGTATATTTAGTATTTCCTATCCATTTCCCCCACGCATTGAATAGTTATATTGCGTCTCCTATCGGAATACTTGTTTTGTTCATCCTTACTATCGCAATGTTTTTATACGTCAACTCTATTTTAGCCGTTTTGTTTGTTTTTGTTGTTTATGAACTATTACGTCGTAGCAATTCATTGAGCACATATAAACCCTCGGATTATGTGCAAGATAATACGGTTCACGAATATAAATATGTTAGCGACGAAGTCGCGCACGAGAGCGTTCATGTGCCTTCTGTGATACAAGAGCATTCAGAACCTCAACATTTCAGTATGCCTGAAGCCAAAAGCAACAGTGTTATTTTACCTGTCGGATCTACCTTGGAAGAGGATATGATTAAAAATATGTCTCCTCTCAATGCAACAGATAGCACCAACTATACATTTAGCGACTTCAAACCGAAGAGCGATAAGATCGATCACGCGTCACCTTATATTTGATATTTATAAACATTTAAAATTCTCATTTTAAATGTTGATTAGTAAAAGTGTCTATTTTTTTCCAGAAATTTGACACGCTCCAGCTCCTTGACCAGGAGTGGCCGCAACCGATTTATTGTAAAAGTCTTCGCGTGTTATATTCGAAAGGACGGCAACGGGCGAACCAAGCAAAATCACTATTTCTAGAGCCATAGAAAGCAATAGCGCCATATTTTTGGGCATAGCAAGAGGGTTTGTTGCGTTTACTCCCCATACCGCGCCCTGTAAAACCGCAGTTCCGATAAACCAAAAAAGAAGCACGTATTGTGCCGTCGTGCTTCGCGTCACAAAGGTTCCAAAATCTTTGAACAGACCGAAAAAGATATCCATGGGATCGAAAAAATTTATACTCACTCCCTTAACGCTTTCGGCTGGATATCCGTTTCCTACTATTTTGCCATCAACACGACTTTGCATATAAGCCGCGCTTATTTTACTGAATTTTACGTTTGCGTATCCCATTACAAAAAATATCATAAAATAAACACCGCTTAATGGATCTAAATCTGGCGAAAATCCTTGTGTTAGAATAAGAACAAACATTATCATAGCAAAAATGAAAATCCAAAAGTCGATGGACGCAATTCTCACAAACGTATCAATGCCTGTTTTCGGAACATCTTCTCCTGCTTCTTTCATCTCTTTAATATATTCCTGCGAATTTGGACTATACCTGTTATTTATAATGGCGTCTATTGCTGCCTGATTATTATTCGGATCTTTCGGATTGAGAACAAATCGATTGACATTATCGATAATCAACATCTTATAAACAGTAGGGACTGCGAAATAAGAAACTGCCAAAAACGAAAACACAATACACAATTGTACCGCGGTTTTATAGAGATCGATTTTTGATGCGTCTTTCGTATATTCACTATTTACCGGAACTTGATATGTGCTTATCGTCTCTGCACTTTCGCCAGTGGGTTGACAGTCAATATAAATATCATCAATACCTTTTTGCTTAATATTGTCGCTATTCAGCGAACTATATGTTGCATTATCAGAAGGAGCGTTTTTAAATAAAGTTGTTGTGGTAAGACAATGTTTAATGATATCAGCGGAAGAACCGTTAATATAAACTGGAGTGGTGAATACGAAAATGGTATTACTACCTTCCGTATAAGTAACCGCGCTATTTTGAACAGGCAATACGCCGTTTAATGTAGTAGATATATTTAATCCAGTATCAGTGGACGGAGTGGATACCATGCTTATAATACGATCAATGTCGTTTGACGTTATGCTTAGATAAGGTAATGTTCCATCGGCGGCTAATAAAAAACATAAATAACTCTTACCAGAACCCGTCAATTTTGTGTTCTCAATGATAAGCTCGCCGACAATTTCTCTGTTTGTCAATTCACCGTTTTTGTTACATGTAACGTCCAAAATATTGTTATGTACCAATCCTTGTAAATATATATTGCTGGCAGCGTAAGTAATTGTTTTATCCGGATACGTAACATTTGGGCTCGTCGACGCCGGTTTATATTGCGACGTTAAATATTGCGGAATTGTGGCTCCACTCGCGTCTTTCGCTGTAATATATTGGCTAGTGCTTTTGTATATCAAAACGGAAAAATAATCATACATTAGTTGCTTTACGTTTGGATCCAAGATATTTTGCGTAGCGTTAAAAGTGAATACCATTTTAATATAAACTATATACTGTAGAGATATAGTTTATTCGTAAAAAGTATTTCTAAATATAAAGCCCATTTTATCTGTCATGGAGAGCGTAGCACCATTGATCATAAAAACGGAATATAATTGAAAAGGGAACTTTCATAGATAGTGGCTCGGAAGGTATCATTATACCCTTCTACGTAAATTGTGTCTCCGTTATTTATACTATCGCATCCATATTCCCCTGTGCAGCTTTTCCCATTGACACTTACTGGTAATTTGGTATTCATATTTCCGGTCGTTGTCATGGTATAATACTGCCATTTATCTGTTCCAGTTGTGATCTTACGCCCCATAAGAGGTAAAATCATTTCCTCTCCGCGTCCGCTTCTTGTTAAAATTCCTACTTGTTGATAATTACCACGCACCCCGCGCGTAGGTACATTTACAGGAACGCCTCTCACGTCCCCTCCCGTGGATCTGTAATATTCCTCCTGTTTCACGGGAGGATAATAAGGATCAGCCATGGGAATGTTTCGGCTATCCACTGGCTTTAAATAAGGATCGGCGTAAGATGTGCTTAGTTGAGGCGTAGGTAAAATAACGTAAGTATTATTCGCTGGTTGAACCGACTTTCTATTATCCGCGTTCTTCACGAATTGAACATAATAAATATAAAACACTACGAATAATATAAGCATTAAAATAAAAAGCGTCATGTTTTCAATACAGAATAATCCAGGTATGCATTTTTTTCCCATAACTATAAGATAGCTGTATATTTTACTTATTGGATCAATTTACATAAACGCTCCTCTAAATTGTGCCGCGCCTTCGTTCATTTTAACTATTCCTTTTTCTAATTTTTTGCGCATTTGATTAGTAAAAACATCGTTTACTTGTGCCGCTTTTCTTTGCAATGCATTCGTCTTTAATCTTCTACAGTTATAACATTTATCTCGTATAGAAACATCCCAATGGGCAAAATGGAAGCCTAAATACCCAAAAACGTAGCTATCCACTTTGTAAACATATTCCCATATTTTATCCACATATTCTGAAACGTCTCGTTGTGTGTACTTTAAACATAGCCACATAGCTAAACGAACAGGCATATATATTATTTGACCCAGAGTGTCTACGACATAATAGAAAAAACAATAATTTAGATTTGTCAGGAAATATCCGGAGCAATGTAAATAGGAAAACAAAAATTCACTTGTCCACATTAATAGCTGACCAATATTTTCAAATCCTTTGGCCAGTCCTTCGCCTAGTCCTTCGGGCTCGTCTTTAAATAAACCTGTAAATATGTTATCTAACCCTTTGCCCATTTGTATAAAACGCCAAGCCAAGCTCTCAAACCACTTTGTCACGACGGAAAACCCCGACTTCATTTTTTCTCCAAATTGCACGAACCAATTCTTAAGAGTATCTCCAAGCGAAGAGAACGTATTTGTTATTTGGGATCCTAATTCCGTGAAAAAATTAGTCATAGTAGAAATAGCCATATTAAAGCCATTGGTTATTTGAGAACCTATGTCATCGAAGAACGTTTTTATGGACGCGCCCAATGAGTTGAAACTGCCTGTTATTTTTGACCCGATGTCGTCAAAAAATTTTTTCATTGTATCGCCCAAACTTTTGAAACTATTCGTAATTTGTGATCCCATGTCATTAAAAAATTTAGTCATGGTGTCACCCAAAATATTAAAACCGCTTGTTATTTGAGAACCTAATTTACTAAAAAAATCTGTCATCGTTTTTCCTATCATGTCAAAGCTGCCCTTTATTTGAGAACCAAGATTATCAAAAAACGCCTTCATTGAGCCGCCCAAATTATTAAAAGCACTCGTAATTTGCGAACCCAAGCTATTAAAAAAAGTCGTCATTGATGATATCAATGAATTGAAACTATTTGTAATCTGTGAACCCAAGCTATTAAAAAAAGACGTCATAGAATCACCAATTGATTTGAAACTATTTGTTAATTGCGAACCAATGTTTTCAAAAAACGATTTCATTGAATTTCCCAAGCTGTCAAACCCGCTTTTAATTTGAGCCACTAAGGATTCGAAGAAACTTTTCATTGAATTTCCTATTGAAGTGAAACTGTCGGTAAGTTGTTTGATTACACTATTTAAACCGCTGGTGAATGATTTACTGATCTCATTAAATAAATTTATGAATTGATTGCCAATGTTATCAAACCAACCCTTTATGGTATCTCCTATTCCGTCCATCGTTTTTTTTATAGCATCTATTTGGTCTTGCACGCCTTTTTTTATTTTTTCAATTGTACTATTCATTACATCTTTGGCACTGTTGAATGTATCGGTTAACGTTTTCGATGCTGGATCAATAAGACCAGTTTGTATACTGTCCTTAATATTTTTGAAAATAGTATCCATGCTAGGTATGTCAGGAATATTTATTCCGCCCCAAATTTGTCCCAAACCCGGGACACTAAATCCAGGAATACTAAAATCTTCAATAAATCCCTCTTTATGCATATAGTCGTAGAATTTTTCATAGTCTTTCATCATCTTTTTAAACTTTTTATCAAATTCTTTTAACTCTTTATTTCTTCCCATTTATATTATCTATACATAATTTAATGCTATATTTTACTGAAATGCGCCTCTGAAATTGTTTGCCCCTCTGTTCATTGTTTCAAGTCCCGCGTTTATTCTATCTCTCATTTTATTAGTAAAATCATCATTTATTTGATTAGCCTTTCTTTGTAATGCTAACACTCTTACACGTCTGCAATTATAACAACTGTCTCTTATTTCTTTCGGGTAGTGCGCAAAATGAAATCCCATATATTGGTAACAATAACTATCTATTGAATATACATAATTCCAAATTGTATCCATGACATCATACATGTCGCGTTTCAAATAATCTTTCATAAACCATAACGTGATACGAAATGGCAAATATAATATTTGTCCTAAGGAGTCTACAATATAGAAAAAGAAACAACTATGTAAGTTTTGGAGATAATGGATCCCACACATGACATGAGAAAACATAAATTCTCCTATCCACAACATTAATCCTGATATGTCTTCAAAACCCTTTCCCAAACCCTTTCCGATGCCGCCTATTTCTTCCACAAACAATCCATGAAATATTTCATCTAAACCCTTACCCATCTTAACAAAGCGTTGACCAAACGTAGAAAACCATTTTCCTATGACGTTAAAACTATCCATCATTGTATTGCCCACTTTTTTGAACCAATCTCCGGCAGATCCCATGACTGAATTAAACCCGTTCGTGATCTGTGATCCCATGTCATTAAAAAATTTAGTCATGGAATCGCCTATGATATTGAACCCCCCGACCAATGTGCTACCCATGCTATCGAAAAAAGTTTTCAAGGAAGCTCCTAAGGAATTGAATGCGTCTGTTACTTGCGATCCAATATTATCGAAAAATTTTTTCATGGTTGCGCCGAGACCAGCAAAACTATCTGTAATTTTGCTTCCTATGCTGTTAAAAAAAGTGGTCATAGTGTTTCCTAGGCTAGTGAAACTGCTTGTAATTTGTGATCCCATGTCATTAAAAAATTTAGTCATGGTATCACCTAACGAGTTAAAACTGTTTGTTATTTGAGAACCCACGCTTTTGAAAAAACTGGTCATGGTTTCGCCAAGGGAATTGAACGCGTTTGTTATTTGTGACCCAATCTCATTAAAAAATTTAGTCATTGAAGAACCAATAGAATTGAACGCGTTTGTTATTTGTGACCCCAAATTATTGAAAAAAGATTTCATGGTGTCACCCAAAGACTTAAAACTATTAGTGATCTGACTACCAATGTTTTCAAAAAAGGATTTCATGGAGTTTCCAAGACTATCAAAACTTCCTTTGATTTGAGCGCCTACGCTATTAAAAAAATTTGTAATAGACGACGTGAATGAATTAAAACCGTCAGTGACTTTCGAAATAATACTATTAAATTGACTAATAATGCTATTACCAAAATCGACGAAAGTTTTCGTAATTTGATTACCAATACTATCAAACCAATCCTTTACTTTTTTTAATAAGTCTGTAAACGCATTTTGCATACCAGATGTTATGCCTTCAAACGTATTTTTCATATCATTAATAGTGTTTTCCAACCCTGATTTTATGGTAGTGATGGCCGAATTTATGGCGCCAGTCATATGTTCATGAAAATTTTCATATACGTCATTGTGAATTTTCTGAAACATTTGATCAACATCAGATGGATCCGGTATATTACGATATTCAATATTTTTGTCTTGCATTTATAATATAACAGTAAAATATATTATGTTATATTACGATCAATTCGCTAAATAAAATTGGTATTTATGCATCTCTTATGCAAATTAAAAACAAGGAGGATATGAATAACGAAAACAAACAAACAATCGCGCTGTTTTCAGTGAAAAGAACTGAGAAAAAATATACAAACAAAAACACCATAAAAGCATATATTTCGCATACGTATTCATTGAAAAAATGTTTTAACAGATCTTCAACATTGCGATCACCATCGTTTTCCATGGGCTCAACTACATCTTTGTTTATCTTATCTTTAATCTTGTTAAACATATCCTCAAATGACGGTATGTCAGGTATATCAAACCCAATACCCGGAAACCCAGGTATTGCTGGAACGCAATCCTCGATGTCCGTCCAGCGTGTCCATGTATTCAAATGGGTCCAACATCCCTCCCACCACCAAGGACCGCAACAGCATCCGCGACGCCCGCCGCCGTCGCATGGCCAATCACTATCCGTTCTCAATCCAGGTCGTTTCCAACATGCCTTCGGTGTTCCCGGAGAACCTGGTATTCCAAAATGAAAATTTTCCAAGAGATCGTCGGTGGAGTTATCAACGAAACCGTCTTTGTGCGAATTAAAAAAAGAATAGCCTTTATAACTTTCATCGTTATCGATATTATAGTAATCTTGTATTAACTCTCCGTCGTCGTCGTTAGTTTTGGATATGTTTTTAAATTGGCTTTTGAATACGGCAGAATTATATATTTTTTTTTTTAGTATTTCATCAATAGCATCCTTATTGTATTCCATTTATATTATAATGATAAAAAATGATACATTATAATACAACTAATTGTCCGGAGTACTAAATTTATTTATTGTTAAACTTCTCCTTGAACACTTCTGCCTTCTTCTGAAGAGGTTCTGCCTGAGCCAATAAATCCAACAATTGCTTCTGAATATCAAAATATTCCTCCATATCCTTCTTCAATTCAGAAGTTTTTCCTCCGGCCGGCACGGACGCTGATTTTTTGTCATCGTCTTTGGATTTTGATTTAACTGAAGGCACCTTTACATTCTTGGGCTTTTCGGATTTTTCCTCCTCTTCCTCCTCTTCATCTTCCTTAGACGATCCATTATCGCCTTGGGCCTGTCCCTGATAATCAAACTTGAAATTTTCCTTGCTCTCTTTGCTATCCTTTCCTGCGAAATTCTCTAAATAATTTTTGGCGCTAGGCTTGGCTAAGCCCTCGAATAACCAGGCCACAAACATCGCAAATACAATAACGATGATCATGTTCTTAACGAAGAAGGAAGTCAAAAATCCAACGAGGAAAAACACGATGATGGTGGTTGTGCTCTTCACGTTGATCAAATAAAAGAGATTGATCAATGAAAGAAGAAGAACAACGTACAATAAGCACTGACTGTACAATAAAGAGTTTACATCCGATCTTACATTAAAGCATGTGGACATTTTTGAAAAAATGTTCTTGATTTTTTGCATATCGTTCTATATAAAGTATACCACGATATTTTTTCAATATCGTCGTAGAATAATTATTGCCTCCCCCTAAATTAGAGATCCTCGTTTTCGTCGCTAGAACCATTTTCTCCGTTTGTTCTATAACAAGCTGGCACGTCCCCTCCATAGATATCTAAAACCTCTTTTACCACTTCTTCTCGTTGAATGTCACTTCTCTGGAATTCAAAACTACTTATGCTAGTCGAACGTTTTCCGCGAAACTTGGTCAAAAAGTCTTCTAATCCATTCAACTGATCGACGCGATCGAATTGTTCTAAATCCCCCGTAATAACCAAACGGCTGTTTTCACCTAAACGCGTCAATAACATTTTCATCTGCGAAATAGTCGAATTTTGCATCTCGTCTGCTACAATCCAGCAGTTCTTAAATGTTCTCCCGCGCATATATCCAAGCGGTGATATCTCGATGATCTTTTCCTCCATAAGCGCAGTGACTTCCTTGGGCGATATAAAGTTATAAAGCACATCATAGATAGGTCGCACCCAAGGCGCCATCTTTTCCTCCAACGTCCCGGGTAAATATCCGAGCTCTTCATCCACGGACACCGAAGGACGCGTAAAAATCAGCTTTTCATAATTCCCCAACATGAAATTACGCACACCCTGTTCTGTTGCGAAAAGCGTTTTTCCAGTTCCAGCTGGTCCAGTGGCTACAATGATTTTTTTGGTTTTAGTTTTCAATAAGTATTCATATTCTTCTTGGCTTTGATTTTTGGGTTTTGTAAACTTGTTCTCAAAATTGGCCTTTTCTGATGGGGATAAATATTGAATATTCTCGTATAATTTGCGCTGACGTGTTATCGTCTTCTCTTTTTCGAATTCGGAATAATATTCGTTCATGATTTCTTTCTCCGTTTGCTTTTTCGACTTACGAGCGCGCTTTTTGACTTCCGGCTTCACTTCCCCCAAATCAGAACCAAGGTCCTCTTGCTTCTTCATTTTAATATACGTCTTTATTATTTTCCAATGAAAAATAATAACTTGATCTTATTTACCAAATAATACTTGATCGACGGTAGTGCGTACATGAAATAGTCGATGTAAAAAAATACCGAGTAAGAAAAGTCCTCCTAAAACAATCCAGAAGTTATATCCACTGTAGTAGTGTAAAATATAGGCCCCGACTATAGTCATGATCACGTCAACGATTGCGACCCCCATAAAACGATAAGAATGAACTCCCTTTCCGGGTTCTCCAAGAGCGTTCTGATATTGCCACAAATCGAACATTTATATATTGTCTCATTATTTTTTGGCCGTTTTACGCTTTCTGTTTTTGGGGCGTTTGGCGGAGCGCCTTTTTTTTCGGCCCCCCGCCATGGGTTCGTCCGCCTTTTTCGTTTTGGGGCGAGTGATTTTATAGCCTTTATCGATAGAATTTTTCTTGGACTTGATCTTTATGATCTTTCGGTTCGGGTCTTCGGTTTCTTGTACGATGACGTCCTTATCGATTTTAAACGTTAACACATCTTTGCTTTCGTCGGTTTCTTCCGGAGCAGCGACGGCCTGTTCTTCCGCGGGAGGTTCTACCGGTTTTACGTTCTCGAGAATGACCACCAATTCTTTGTTCTCAGGTTCCTCCTTTGCGAGCTCAAGAGCGGTTTTATTATTCGCCATTTTTTCAGTGATATTGATTTCGCGGATGGCGTTAACAAGCTCTTCGTCTGCGATCTGATCATGAATACATTTCGTTGTCTTCTGAACATCGCTATAAATGTCTCTAAACATTCCAAATTTATACTTATAGGCGGCGGTGACCGTGGTGTCGAACCCCTTCTTCGCCAAAATATGAAATGCTGTGGAACCGGTATCAATGCCATAACTGTTTTCGCCGACGGTCTTTTTCAAAAGTTCTTTGTTCTCGAGAATGAACTTTTTCACATCACCACAATCGGGTGAATTACCAAATAATTCTGTTATAATTTTCATCAAATCGTTTCCACTAAAATGGTCGGGTTCGTTGGTCGATACTTCTTGGGTTGGTTCTTGCATAGTATATATTTTATTCATATTTTTATCGTAAAGCCAGTGCGGTTTATAATTTAATGGAAATGAAATAAAAACTGGACCCTATATATATTTAGCGAAAGAATGGCCGAGACAAAATTTGTAGAACCCCTACTTAAAGCTGACGATAGTCGCTACGTAATGTTTCCGATCAAAGATAACGATATTTGGAAGATGTATAAAAAGAGCGTCGATTCGTTCTGGGTGCCCCAGGAAGTCGACTTATCGAAAGACTTGGGCGATTGGGAAAAGCTATCCGCGGACGAAAAACACTTTATTTCTATGGTTCTTGCATTTTTTGCCGCTTCGGATGGCCTCGTTCTAGAAAATTTGGCGCAGCGTTTCATGGGTGATGTTCAGTTGGCAGAAGCCCGCGCCTTTTATGGTTTCCAAATCGCGATAGAAAATATTCATAGCGAGATGTATAGTATTTTGATAGACACGTATGTGCGCGATGACGCTGAGAAGACGAAGTTATTTCAGGCGTTACACCATTATCCCTGTATCGCAAAGAAGGGCAACTGGGCGAAGAAGTGGATCAATGATAATCGTAGCTCGTTTGCTGCGCGTTTGGTTGCTTTCGCCGTAATCGAGGGCCTGTTTTTCTCTTCGTCATTTGCGTGTATTTATTGGATCAAGAAGCGCGGATTAATGGCCGGACTAACATTTTCGAATGAGTTGATCTCTCGCGATGAGGCACTTCATACGGAGTTCGCAGTTTTGTTATATAGTAAGTTAGAGAGAAAGCTCAATAAGTCGCGTATTTATGAGATTATCAGGGAGGCAGTGGAGATCGAGAAGGAGTTTATTACGGAGGCGATTCCCTGCCGTATGATTGGTATGAATTCGAAGCTCATGACGCAATATATCGAATTTGTGGCGGATCGTTTATGCCTCCAGTTGGGATATGACAAGATCTATAACTCGGCCAACCCGTTCGATTTCATGGAGTTGATCAGTATTGAGACGAAGGTGAACTTTTTCGAGCGCACGAATTCGGAATACGCGTTGGCGAATAAGACGGTAGATAAGGATGTCTTTGATTTCAGCGCGGATTTCTAAGTATAATAATATTTTTGGATAAACACAAATATTATTACATTATTATTTTTTAGCGGAGGCGGTCATTGGGGCGGCGACTGGGGCGGTGGTGTCTATAGTAATTTTGCAGCCAGGCAATTCTGTAGATTTAGTGTCGGTTTTAGATTTTTTATATATTCGAGTAGAAGGAATGCTGAATTTGCAATCGGGTGCTGGGCATTTATTTACTCCATTATTGTCCGCATTTGTCGGGCAGTTTACTATCGCATTTACATAAACATCGGGATACTTGGCCGCTGGGGGAATGTTCTCGATTTTAATAAGGTATCTCCCATTTTCCTGTTTAACGGCTTTCTTTTCCACGAAACCCTTGCAATTTAATGATGTTGCATAAGAAGTTTCTTCTGAATTTACGCTATTAAACGTTATATTTGCCGTGTAAGGGCCAACTTGATTACTTTTTGGATCAGGCGTTATTACGCAAGAAAGATCGGTTACCGCGACAGGGGCCGTATAAACGGTTATTTTATCAGAAAGTTTGCTTTCGATGACGCCTACATTACCAGTTGCCTTAATTCCAACCTTAGTCGGTATCGCACCAGAGATATTGCAAGTGGAAACAACAGCGAGTTCGTATTTCTTTCCTGCTGTTGTAAAACCAGTAACTTTGCACCAACCGGCTTCTCCGGTCTCCGGATTGTTGGTAAGTTGATTTTCGAAAACCTTATTCTTATCATTAGGATCAGTTATTTTAAATGATGTAATGGGAAACTGGCCTCCCGATTTATCGGCGCCAGCATCTTTATCATATGGCAAATCAATTCCTGTGTCAAATTTAAGATAGCATTCTATAGTTTTTTTATCATCTCCCAATTGAGTATGAACATTGGCTAGGTCGGATATTTTAAAAGTCGGCGCAGGAACATTTTTTGGATCGGGAAGCGTCACTATTTTGCCATTCCATGTGTGTGTTTCTTTTACTTTATTAGTACTGGGATCGATTTCGGGCCAGGTTAGAGTTGCGTTATATTTGAGATTTGGTAACAAATTTTTTACTAAAAATGTATCATTAGTTTTTCCATTTTCAATTGAAACTGCGTTGAGAGCGTTAATGTTGGAGGCATTAGCTTGTAACCCCAAATTAATGGTAACACCAGTTAATTGTTTGTCTTTGATTGATGCCGGAACTGATGGGAGCTTAATCGTCGCCGTCGTGTCTGTAGTTTCCCCCTCTTGAACAAATACACCAGAAATGCCTTCATGGACCTTCGGATAAATAGCCAAGATAAGTAACGCAACAATTAACAATAAAACCAAAAGCGCGATAACCTTCCAGTTTTTCTTAATAACCTTAATAATTGGAAAACTTTTCAACATTATATATATTCCTGAGTAAATAATTTACTAAATGTCCTGGAATAAACACAAAATCAGCCGTTAAAAAATATGGTTAAATTGTATATGCACGTTTTGTCGACCATTTTTTCTGCGCTTTTGTTTTCCGCGTTTGTCCCGGGCATTCTATTTAGAATTCCGCCAAAAGGATCCAAATATTTAGTATTATTTACGCATGCTACTTTATTTGCTTTAGTATATCACTTTGCGCATAAGGCGATTTTTCATGTTAAACTGGAGGGGTTTATAGAAGGGGGGCTTTTTGGTACTCCTTCATGCATAACTATATCTGGAAATTGCAGCTCTGTAGCTCCGAGCTGTGCTCCGTCAAGAACGGTTTGTGACGATAAAAAAAAATGCAATACGCAACCAGGAGCTTGCGTACCATCGGCGCCTTTGTGTCAACCTGATAGTGTCAAATGCAATTAAATATTAAGGGAGGGGCGTCCGGGGGTTCGACGACGGCGCTAATGCGCCGTCTAGAAGGACTTTCGAACCTATGGTTCCCCGGAGTAGATCTCTAACGTCCTTGCGCTCGCGTCTTTCGCATTCACATATTTCGGCATCCAAAAATACGGCACAATTTTACCCATTCCTGGATAATATTGTTCAAAGATCTTACGATAATAATACTGCTCCGTCGTAGTCGGCATCAAATGATCATTGACACCGTGCATTTTCTCATTCAGTAATACGATACTTTCGATCGTATCTTCCGTTCGCACACCAATCCTATATTCTCGGAAGTCATCCTGAATAAACCGCGCGTCCGCGTACTCCTGAATAATCTCATACAACGATCGCGATGTCTTCGAAACACCATCACTAAATGCTTCCTTACGACGCCAAAGAACCTCGGCGGGCAATAACGGCTTCTGCCCTCCATCAAACGCGCTTCTCAACAAAAACTTTTCGCATTGTTGGTTCGCGCGATGATCTCGCAGCTCCACCGGAATGGACAAATAATATTGTACCCAGGCGCGATCCAAAAACGGAGTGCGCGGCTCCAATCCATGACTAGATATCGATTTATCGGATCGTAACACATCATACAAATAAATATCGCTCAATAGACGACGGCATTCGCGATCAAACTCTAGGCTATCGGGTGCTTTATGCATATAGAGATATCCGCCACAAAGCTCATCGGATCCGTCGCCATTGAAAATCACCTTGGCTTCGCTGTGTTGCGAAATATATTCACCTAGTTTCCAATTTCCGATACTAGCACGAACGGAGGTGGTGTCATAGCTTTCAATCGCCCGAACAACGCTTGGAATAGCTGTCAAAAAGTCATCCTCAGTCAATACAATCTCCGTGTGCTTCGTTCCGAGATGGTCGGCCACAATACGTGCATATTTGAGATCCTCCGATCCAGCCAAACCAATACTATAGGTCTCCAGAGTGGGCAGACCGCGCGCAACATGGTATTGATTGACCAACGCCGCGATCAAACTACTATCCAGCCCACCAGACAGGAGACAAGCGATCGGACGCTCCGTGGTGGAACAACGCTTATGGACAGCCGCAGTCAAATAAGACTTAATGTTTTGTAGGACAACAGGCAATGTACTCGCCGCATCATTTCTCGGAATAACGGATTGAAAACCGGTAGAATGGTATCGCACATTTTCTTTCTTTGGTTCCCAATACGAATACACCTTAAATCCAAGCTCATAAAGAGAATAGGTGCCAGGTTGAAACTGCTCGATACTATGTTCAGCGTACGCGTCGTTTTCATCCAAATTCGAGACTATTTCGTTTTGAATTCTATATCGCAGTCGCGTATTTACGTGTTTTTTCATTTCAACATTGGCCACAGTACAAATATCGGAAAGCATCTTGAGTTCCGATGCAAATCCATAGAGTGTATTCTTCTCGCGTATCCTCGTTTTTTCTTCGTTTTTCAATATATATAATGGTCTGACGCCATAAGGATCGCGCGCAATATACATTTTGGCGGTCTCGCTAGAGATGCGATAGTCCACCAAGACAAAGGCGAACACGCCGTCCAAGAGCTGGAGAGTTTGTTTCATACCATATTTCAGATACAAATGCAAGATGACTTCGCAATCCGATCCCGTATTCGGAACTACATCCATCATTTTATAGAGTTCTTTATAGTTATAGATTTCGCCATTACAGATCAACGCCATCTCACCCAAAATGAGGGGTTGATGAGATTCGGGGTTCAGCCCGTTAATGGATAAACGATGAAATCCAAAAAGGGCCTTGAGCATGACAGATTTTAAGGCGGAGAATTCCGGACCGCGGCCCTTTCCCTTTTCAAATTGTTCGTTTATGAATTGTCGAGTTAAGTATCGATGATCATCATTTAGTAGGGCGAAAATTCCACACATCACTATGTAATTTGGCAAAATACCTTTATATCTATTTTGTCAAGTTATGAAAATAATTTGTGTATTCATTGTATACAATGAACCAACAATCTTTAGGAAATGGAAATATTATCTTACAGAAACAAAACGGAGTGGACATATTAAATAAATCAGCGACGTCTTATTTTGGGAGTTTTGCCGTGGATCAGCCATTAGAAACGAATATGGATATTGATCCCATGAAAACTGCCCCTAAACAACGTGTTCATAAACGAATTTATAAGAAGATCAATGAAAAATTGGCAACGGAAAATGGACCTAGCGGCCCGAACGCGGCCATTGAGGCGCTCCTAACCAAAGACATTATTTGCCAATTTTATTTTGCTTCGCTTTCTGTTGTGGGATTATATATTGTTTATAGAATGATCGAGCGCTAAGCTCCGGGGAACCAAGGTTCCCCCGGACGCCCCCTCCTTAATTGGGAGAATAGTTGAAATAACCTCTGGGACTTGCCTCAGAAGTTATTTATTTAAGGGAGGGGTCGCAGGGGAACCGTAGGTTCCCTGC